AGACTCGACGGTAGATATGGAACTAGATTTCCATGCAAGATATTTTGTAAAAGGATATTTTGTATATGCTGCAACAAAAGGCTTAGACACAGACAATTTAAATATTGGTCTAGGTAAATTATTCACAATACACAAAGGTGTATACGTAGACCCTAAAGTGGTTTACTCAACAGGAGATAAGACTACGAACCTAATGTTAGGATTCGGTCTTAAATTTTAATTAAAGTCCAAATGGACAAATGCTCTCGACAATTATTAATTTTAAAAAAGAGGAGAAACTCAAATGGATAATGTAATTAAATACATCACAGGATTTTTCGGTGGATTATCAACTGTATTGTTGGCAATTTTACCTGTAACAATCTTATGGACTGTCTTAACAGGCGGTACAGTATTCGGATTTGACGTAATAGCTAATTTAACTGCTTTAGTAAGTTCACTAGGTAATGGTGGATTTGTAGGGTTAGTTGTGTTATTAATTATTGCGCAATTTTTTGTAAACAAAAAGTAATATAATATTACTTAAAATATTGGGTCTGGGAAGAAATTTCCAGGCCCTTTCTGTTTTTATCGGAATACTATATTTATACTAAAGGGAATTATTATGTTTGAAGATGAAATATTTCAAGGTAAGAATTTTTCTGACTTATTAAAAGAAATTCATACAAATTCTAAGAAAAAAGATAAGCAGATAAATTCTTTAATTGCACAACTTCATCCGTTAATTAAAAATATAAGTGACGCTACTATACTAGTACCACTTATAAAAGATTATTTGGATGTTGGCATAAAAAATGATGATATGCTAGTTAAAATGGCTAGTATAGTCCAAAGAGCTATGACTAGATCAGAATCTGAAGGAGGAGATTTTAGTTTAAGCGATGACGAAAGAAAACAGTTACTAGATACTATTAAACAAGCAGAACAACCCGTAAAATGGGAAGAGGAAAATGCCAAGAATACAACCAAGCAAGAAAAGCAATAAACCTGTTCAGGCACAAAACAATCAGGCTAAAGCAGTACAGCAAGGAATATTAGAATCAGCAGAAGTTGTTGACATAATTCTTGATACTTCTCATCCTGCTTGGAATCCTAGCCAATATAGAATAATTGGATCTATTCAGGCCAGAGCATTTCCGCGACAATTTGGAATAGCAGCTTCCTCTTGCAATTGGTACAATCCATTGTTTCCAAATTTAAGGCAATACCCATTATTAGGAGAAGTAGTTTTATTGCTTGCAGGAGCAAGTAGAGCTGCACAACTAAGAAGTTCAGCCCAAGAAAAATACTATTTAAGTATGCCAATTGGTGTTTGGCAAGGAGTTAACCATAATGGACTTCCAGCTGCAAGTTATAATATAGGAAAAGCAGGTGGAGACGATAAAGATTATAGGAGTTTTACAGGTAATCCTAAAGGCGACGTAAACGATCTGCCATTTGGAGAATATTTTGAACCTGAATCTATTGCAAGAATTTTTCCATATGAAGGAGATACTATAATAGAAGGAAGATTTGGACAAAGTATAAGATTTGGTAGTACTGCTCCAGACGCAACAACAGAGAATGATTGGTCAAGCGCAGGAATTCCAGGATCTCCAATAACCATAATATCAAATGGCCATTCAACAACTGATAGTTCTTATCATCAGGAAAATATAAACGAAGATGCATCAGGGGTATGGCTATTAGACGGTCAAAGTATTCCTATTGACGTATCATCGAAACTAGCTGATTCATACGATCAATCCTATGAAAGCGCACAAGCGGCCGAAAGAGCGGCAATTCAAGGTGTAGATACACCAAATGATCCAGGGGCATCTAGTGGAGGTAATGCAGAACAACAATCAGGAGAAGGAGGAACAGGCAACGATAGTGCAGACCCTTCCCCAGATAACGGAACAAGTCAAGCAGATGACCAACCAACACCACCACCAGCTCCTGATGCAGATATTGAAGAAGCAGTTGAAGAATTACCTGTTGCAGGAGAATTTGATGCGTATTCTAGAGGTTCATTTGTTAAAAAAATTACTTGTGTTGTTATAGATGGAAAAATAGTAAATAAAGAATTTGCTGATAAAATATTACAGGTAAAACAAGCAGCTGGAAAAGACGGAATAACAATAACATTAAATAGTGGTTTTAGACCAATGGAAAATGCATCTGGTCCTGGATATTCTACTAGTGGACAACGAACATTGAGAAGGCAAAATGCTGATAGAGCCTATCAAGGCACCAAGTCTGGATTATCAAAACCGGCTGGAACATTTGAGGATGGTTGGAAAGCTCAAGGAAGGCAAACAGGATATTTTGATCCTTTAACTGCTGGTCCAGGTTCATCTAAGCATCAAAATGGACAGGCATTTGATATACAAACAGGAATGGGTAAAAGATGGGGAAATCCAAAAACAGATCCAAACTTTACAGGGTACCCACCTGAAGAAATTACAAAAACATACAAATGGTTAGTTGCAAATATGGCAACATATGGTTTTATTAGAACAGTTATAAAAGAAAGATGGCACTGGGAATACCAGCCTGGAACAGGTCCATTCTCAAGAGTACCTAGAAGCCACCCAACTTGGGATAATCTAGTATAAGGAGATAAATTATGGCATACAAACCAGATAGCCCAAATAAATACGAAGGTAAACAGGTAATAATAACTTCTGATAGATTATTATTTAATGCAAGAAACGACGCTATTTTAATTATAGGAGATCAAACTGTAGGTGTTTCAACTAATGGAACATTTAATATTGATAGCGGAGGAGAAACAATAATTAATAGTCCTGAAATATATTTAGGTTTAGGTGCAGAAGAGCCAGTTGTACTAGGAGATACTCTATTAGGATTATTGGAGGAACTATGCGATGAACTAGCAGCAGAAACCCATCCAACTCCTGTCGGCCCAAGTGGACCTCCAATTAATGCTGCAAAGTATTCATCTATAAAAAGTAGACTAAAACAATTTTTAAGTCCTCAAAACTTTACATTATAATTATGGCATTTAATCCTCCAGCATTTGCAGCAGCCGTAGCTAAATTAGAAGCTAACCCGCCAAACAATGCGCTAGCTTTTGCAAATGGGTGGGCAGATGCTTTTTTTAACGGTTTTGGAAACCCAACCCCTCCATCAGTTACTGGAACCATAGCTAGACAGGCAGCATTTGGAATATTTATTAATGCATATAATCAAGATAAAGATCCTGGACTAACTTTAATGAAATCTGGGGCAGCTGCTTTTGCAACTTCTCTTGGATTAGGTATGTTGCCTGCCTTTGCAGCTGTACCACCAACCTCTCCATGTCCTATATGGGAACAACAAGGGTCAACAATTGTTAATATTACAACAAAAGGGCAAGCGCCTCAAATACTTTCTCTTGTGGCACTACAGTGGTTTTCAACAGGAACAGCTGTAAACACAGTAAGTGGCGTAACATTACCTTGGTTATAGATTAATATTTGTACGTTATTGATATTTATATATTGTTGGATAGTGTATACTAATATAAGGAGATCAACTTATGAAAAAATCAGATTTAGTAGAAGTTATAAGAAAAGTAGTACGTAAAGAAGTTAAGCTAGCTATAAAAGAAGAACTTAGCAAAAAACAACCGTCGTCAGATGGAGAATTTAATAATATGATGGAACACGCGGAAGGGTTATTTAATAATAAAAATAAAAAATACACTAAAAACACAGCACTAAACGAAGCCCTAAACGACACCGCTAATTCAAAAGAAGAATGGCCAACAATGGGAGGTAAGACATTATCAGATGGGCGTGCAGGACTTGCCTCAATGATGGGAATGGAATCTCCTGATCAAGTATTTGGCGGAAAGCCAACAGTAGAACAAATGCTTCCAGACGATAGAAAACACATAAAAATAGACGATAACCTAGCAGGTGTATTAACTAGAGACTATAGTGCTTTAATGAAACATGACAAAATGAAAAGTAAACGATAATAAATGAAAAACTTGGTAGATAACGAAAATAATATACAAATAGATCCTGGCAAAGGTAAAATTGTAAAACGAACTTCAGGTCCTGGACCGGGAAGAGAAGAATTTACATTGGAACCTATGGATTTTGAGTCTGATGTATCATTAGGATTAGACTTACCATTTTCAGAAGCTTCAGGAAAATTATTTTCTTTAACTTATTTATCAATAGACCAAGCAGTAACAAACGTAAAAAATTTAATTTTAACCCTTAAAGGAGAAAGGATAATGCATCCTAATTTTGGAACAAATGTTAGAAGATACTTATTTGAACCAAATAGTCCTGAGTTAAGATCAAACATTGGAAAAGAAATAGAGGAAGCTATTAAGTTTTGGCTGCCTTATATTAAAATATCTAATTTAGATGTAATAGTTCCAGAAGCTCCTGCAGGATCTCAAGCGTTTGTTGACAGGTTGCATGGCGTATCGGTTAAACTAACAATAGCTCTAATAAATAATACTTTAGACGAGAAAACTATTGTACTAGAGATTAAGGCAGACTAAAATGGCAATACAAACAGCAAAAAAAGATTTAAGGTATCTTAATAAAGACTTTACACAGTATAGGGATAAGTTAATAGATTTTTCTAAAACTTATTTTCCTGATATTTTTAATGATTTTAACGAATCATCTCCAGCCATGATTTTTATAGAAATGGCTTCATATGTAGGAGACGTTCTTTCTTATTATGTAGATAATCAACTTAGGGAAAGTCTTATAACAGAGGCACAAGAAAAAAGTAATCTTGTACAAATAGCAAAAGGATTAGGATATAAGGTAAAACCTACAGTTGCATCAACGGTAGAATTAGATGTGTTTATTTTATTACCTCCTATAGGTAGTGCAGATAGTGTAGCACCAGATTTTTCATATGCTCCTGTCATAGATGAAGGTATGGTTATAAACGCTCCATCTCAAGGAAACATATCTTTTTTTACAACTGCTCCAATTGATTTTAAATTTTCTAGTTCATTTGACCCAACAGATATATCAATATATAAAGTAGATTCTAACGGTAATCCTGAAAGTTTTCTACTAAAAAAATCTGTGTATGCAAAATCAGGTACAGAAAAAACGGCAGAATTTACTTTTGGTAGCCCTATAAAATTTGATAAAAGATTATTAACAGATAGCAACGTTATAGAAATACTTAGCGTAAACGATTCTGACGGCAACAAATATTATGAGGTAGATTATTTAGCTCAAGAAACAGCCTTTGTTGAAGTACAAAATACTGCCTTACAAGACGACGAACTCTCTCAATTTAATGCTGAAACCCCTTATTTATTAAAATTAAGAAGAACTGGAAGAAGATTTGTAACAAATGTTAGGCCAGACATGACAACTGAATTGCTGTTTGGGGCTGGAAACTCTGGAGAAGCAGACGAACTTATAGTGCCTAACCCAGATAATGTAGGATTAGCCTTGCCTTATGGTAATGTTTCACAAATAGATAATGCATGGGATCCATCCAATACAATGTTTACCAGAGCATATGGACAAGCGCCTGCAAATACAGATTTAACTATAAAGTATCTTGTTGGAGGAGGAATTTCAGCGAATGTTAGAGCAGGAACAATAACTGAAGTTGATTCAATATCTTTTTCTTTAGATAACGATGGATTAACGGCGTCTACAATTAATTTTGTTCAAGGATCTGTTGCAGTAAATAACCCAAGACCTGCTAGTGGTGGAAAATCGGCAGAAACAAATGAAGAAATTAGGCAAAACGCAATAGCATTTTTTGCTGCTCAAAATAGAGCTGTAACTAGAGAAGATTTTGTTTCACGAATATACTCATTACCACCTAGATTTGGCAATGTTTCAAAAGCATACCTAGTACAAGATGAACAAGAAAATGAAAAATCTGCAGGAACTGTAGAAAACCCGTTAGCAATAAATTGCTATGTATTAGGATATAATTCTGGAAAGCAATTGACAAACTTAAATATTGTGACAAAAGAAAACTTAAGAAATTATTTAAGTAAATTTAGAATGTTAACAGATGCAATTAATATAAAAAATGGTTTTGTAATAAATTTAGGAATAGATTTTTCAATAGTACCCTTGCCAGGTTATCAAGGAAAAGAAGTTTTAGCTAGATGTATAATTAGGCTTAAGCAATTATTTGATATAGACAAATGGCAATTTAATGAGCCAATATTTACTGGAAACGTAGCAACAGAACTAGATAAAGTAGAAGGAGTACAAACAGTGGTAGATTTACAATTTCACTGTAAATATGATAGAAAGTCAGGATATTCTGGAAATTTTTATGATATTCCTTCCGCCACAAAAAATAAAATTATTTACCCATCACAAGACCCAGCAATATTTGAAGTCAAGTTTCCAGACAAAGATATTAGAGGTAAGGTTGTAAGTTACTAGGAGATAAAACATGATATACTCAATAAAGGCAAATAGAGATACAACCTTATACGAGGCAACTGAAAGTATAAATACTGGAATAGATGAAGTTATAGAAATACAAAAAATAGTTTCAGCGTCTAATACGTCAAATACGTTTAACTCTAGAATACTTATGTCCTTTGATATAACGGATGTTTCTGCATCAGTTGCTGCTGGAGTAATAGGAACATATCCATCACTTACTACACCGAAGTTTATGCTTAATTTATACACATTAAGGGCATCTTCAATAAATTACCAATATGGCATACAGGCATATCCAGTAAGCGGATCTTGGTTAATGGGAAAAGGAAGACGTATCGATCAAGTATCTAATGGTGCAACGTCACACGACAAAGAAGGAGCCAGTTGGAAGTTTAAAGATGGAGAAAAATATGTTGGTACGCAATGGGCAAGTTCTAGTAATATAGCTGCTGGTTCTACAGGATCATATTCAACTACTGTTGGAGGCGGAACTTGGTATGACCACAACCATGAATCAACACAATCATTTAATTACGAACAAACAGACGTTAGATTAGACGTTACAACAATAGTAAAAGGTTGGATGGCCAGTACATATGAAAATGACGGGTTTATTATTCTTAGAAGCGGATCTCATGGTGGTTCTGCTGATGAAGAAAGAAATGGAAAACCTTATGGTAGTCTACAGTTTTTTTCTACTGATACTCATACTGTATATCAACCTAAATTAGAAGTTATTTGGAAAGATGCTGTAGTTTCATCAACACTATCAAATCTAGATACAACTCAAACCGAGAGTATTGTTGATGTTAAAAATTTAAAATCTGCTTACGAAAGAAATTCTAGAGAAAGGTTTAATTAAGAGAAAAATTTCCAGCAAAAACATATAGCACAGTTTCTGCTGCATTAACAAATATGGTATTAGCTTCTCAATCTTTTTATTCTATTAGAGACTATGTAACAGACGAAGTAGTCATACCATTTGATAATCCAGGAACAATGATTTCAGCAGACAATACTGGAAATTACTTTAATTTATGGATGGATCAATTTTATCCTGAAAGAAGATATAAGTTTGTATTTAAAACCGTTGGTGGAGATTATAACTATCCAACAAGCCAATCAATATTTGATAATGATTACGTATTTAAGGTGACTAAATAATGGCATACAGTAAATCAAATAAAAGAAACACCAGTGCAAAGCGATCTAATATTAGTAGAAGAAATA